TTTTTAATTAATATGTTTGTTGGTGTAATAGCACTATCAGTACCACCACCAGATACAGTAAACTCACCACCTGCTGTGCCAATAATTAAAGTCCTAGTTGCTGTCATAAATCTAATCGCATTAACTTGGTTAGATGCGATTGTATAAATGATTGCATCATCATCAGCTACAGTTCCGCCAATATTTGCATCCATATTTTCATAATCACCTGATCTTGAAAAGAATATTGTTTGTGGTTGTTCAGTTGTACCTGCAAACACTAATCGTTGTTCAAAAAAAGTTACACAAGAAGGATGACCTGTAGTGTCAGAAAAAGCTCCTAGTCGCCAATCTGCTGTAGCAGTTGAAGCACTAAGCGTTGTTAAAATTTCTATTGTTGCATTTGTTGTATCTGTAACTCCAGTTATTTTTGCATAACCACTATGAAGAAAAACAAATCTTC